CCTGAGCTAGCGTTGCCTTAGCTCCAATATCCTCATCATACCCAAGATAAGCGCGGGGAATCTTTAGCGCGGCGAACAACTTCTTCTGAATATACTCTACATCTTCAATTGCAGCTGTGTTTTGGCCACCCGCGAGAGTGTCGATTTTTGTACCACTATCTCCCCCGCGGACGGGGATGAAATAGTCTTCATCAACAGATAACGGGTTATAACGTAGGTCAACTTTGCCTGTGGACTTATCAATTACTTGCGATTTCTTCAAAGTAGAAGTTGCTTGCTCTAGATAATTCGGCACATCTTCTGGTGGAACATTACCAACATCAATATAAAAGACTCGTCGTTCAGGTGCCCTTATAACTCGGTACACGAGCATTGCATCCTCAATTAAGATTAATTGACGCCAAATTCTTCTAGCAGACTCTAATACGCTACTACCGTATGGCAAGAATGCATCATTCCCCAGAAGCCGAAAATGAGAAATCTGCCAATTCTCAAGAACAGAATTTCCCTGTGTGAGCCATCTAAAACGGACCGCTCCCGGATTTTCTGGATCAAACCCTTCCTCACGCTCAATTTCAGAAATTGGAATTGGGTACCCGTTGACAACACCGTATTGCGGATCGATATCATTGAACAAAAAGAAGTCACCATATTTGCAAAGATTTCGGACCCACATCACTAAGTTGAATTCTATGTTCAGCGTATCATAAAAAAGAGTTTCTAATAATTCTTTCTTGATCTCATCTTCACAAAAAATATGAAGTACCCTACCGTGCTCATCTGGGCTGACTGTCTCTTCAGCGTAGATATCCAGCGCAGAAGCTATCTCCGGGGTGGCCTCCATTTCAGAGAAGTCCGAATATCGAGACATTCTATCAAACGAACCGTACGCGCTAAGCGTCGTATTATATACATCATTGTGGGCGCGCTTAAACAGCTCGGCAGCAGAAGAAGATGCTCCCGGTACATTCGCTCTAACCCTTCTTTTGACGACAGGACCCGATCTAAAAAGATTAGTTAAACGTTGAAATATGTTTCCTTTAGCCATTTTACCCTCAGCCTATAATATAAGCACTATAACAACCACTTAAAATCTAATGAACCAGAAACAGCTGGATGGTCAGGTTCCATAGAAACTGAAATTCCACGAGAGCTAAATATTCCGACCTGTTGATTGAATTTTGACATATCTTTTGTGGGCTCTGGACTTTTATTCATCGCAAATCCGGCGAGCATCGCGGCGTTCAAGTCAACGGACGTTTTTGACCTCTTAACATCAACGTCATATAACCACAACCCAATTGCTAATGACATGATTAGGTCATCATTTTTTCCACGAGAAGCTTGCGCCTTGTTATTTGTCCATACAAACGTCTTTAATTCATCAACAAATCGTTGAGAGTAGATATCGATCTTATCATTTCTTAAAGCCTCTTCTAGTTTCGTAAGAATCTGAGCACGACTGCCGCCTTGAGTTGAGAACCCGGCTTTTCCAATGGATCCATTTCCATATAAAACGTCAAATTTATCTTTTTCTTTCGCAAAGTAGATATTGCGATAACCGGCTTCACTTAGCTTCATTAAGACAGCATACCCGTATGTATTGCTTTCTGGGCACACCAAAGCGTCTGAGTATCTTCGGGCTGCTTCGATAAGGAGAAAGGCCAATTGATCCGGAGGGATCTTTCCCTTAAACTCTGCGACCACTTCTGAGTCCGTTGAGTCTATAACATGAAAAGTAGAATAGTCAGCGGCATCGCCTCTTGCTACATCACAAGAAATGATGTATTGATGATTTTCTAAAGCATACTTCCACACCCAGACGTTATTTTCTGGACCCCATTTCTCAAGTGGTGTTCTTATCTTTGCCCGAATTTTTTCTATTTCTTCAGTCGATAAGAAAGTATCTCCTGATGCTTGAAAATCGCAAAGTAATTCTTGTGCTATCTGCTTTTTGTTTAGATTCTTAGCCTCTAGCTCAAACCAGTCGGCATTTCTTTCTGGATGAACGTCCCAGGGCAACCTGATGGGATTAAATTCATTCGATTTGCTTTGGGCGTTGTGATAAATGTCGTAGTACTGCCCGCCGGTACCGTTTGGGGTGCTAACAACTATAGCACGACCACCTGTGGATAACGTAGGATACAAACCCTTCCATAATTCGTCAAAATTCCTAATAAAAGCCGCTTCATCAACAATCAAAAGACTCAAGGCTTCGGAGCGACCGGCATCATCAGATGTAGGAACCGCTTTAATCCCTGAACCATTTGAAAACTCAATAGCTTGTGTATTTTTTGCAGTTATTTCAGTAATCCACATCCATTTCGGAATACCGCTCAAAGCTATCTTTACTTTTTTGATAAAGTTCTGCGCAACTGCTAGCTTAGTAGCAATGATAAGGACTGTCTTATCTTTTCGAAACAAGGTCATCCATACAGCATACGCAGCTGTCAGGGTTGACAAACCCAGCTGACGAGATTTAACTACGACATTAAACCTGTGATCGTTAAAATGCTTTAGGCAATCATCTTGAAACGGGAATGTATGAAACGGAATTCTTCCACGGAGAGGATGCTGGATCTGGACATAGCGATTAATGAAGTAAGCAGGATCCTTACCACACTTTACAATTTCAGCTACTTGTTTCTGTTTGTTCAGCGGCGGCATTCAGACTCATCAACTAACTTTCAAGCTTATCAATGCGCTGTAATACGCAATTCTTCGAGGAGAGTTAGACGTAGCCTGAACCATCTCAACGTTCCAGTCTCTATTGAGCTCTTTTACTTTCAACGTTCGACCTGCCAAGTCTTTAAACTGAGCTTTTATATTTTTTATCGCAGCAGTAAAAATATCATTGGACACATCATGCAGATTCCTCACTTGAAGCTCTAACGATTGTTCTCTTGCAAAATGTACGATCTGTTGCATCGTTAATTGCAGTATATCACCAGCCAAGCTGTGGGTTACTCTCATGTTATCACTGGACTTTCCCCATGATGTTTGACAGACTTGACCGAGTGCATTTGTATCTTGAACTGTTAGCATGTTTTATCTCCTGCTGTTAATTATCGCATTTCGCTAGTTTTTGATTCCACTCTTTTATTTCTTCTTCAGTTGGAGTGTAATCTTCATCTTTTCTCAATTTTCTGAGCGGTTCCAAAAAAGACACCCAACACTCAACGCAGCATCTGGTTTCTAAATATTGAGCGCAGTCCATTATGTCCCTCATCATCCAACTGCAAAGTGGACAATCGATGGGAACAAAATCCTGGAAAGAATTATGCGTGGCAGATTCTTGCATCTTTTCCTACTTTTTGAATGTCTAATACATTATCAACGATATCTTTCACTGCATCGACATGAGAGATAATCAAAATGTTCGAAAAGTATTTTTTCAATGAAATCAATAGCCGACTACACGCCTCGATGTTCTTGTCGTCTAATGCTCCAAATCCTTCATCAATGATTAGAATATCACTTCTTGGAGCATTACATACGTTAATCAACGCAACCCTTAGAGCCAAGGAAGAAATCATCTTCTCCATGCCCGATCCCGACTCAATAATTCTTTTTGAATCTCCATAGTCGACCAAAATATCCATATTATTCGATTCGGGATCAGCAACAAGCTCCAAATCGAAATTAACGACTCCTTGAAGTATTTTTGTAAGCTCTGCATTTATCTGTGGAAGCTGTAGAGACAAAATCGTTAGTGGTATACCCTTCTTGTCAACTGCTTGTGTGAAAAGAGAATACGTTTCCCATCGCTCCCGGACCGCTCCGAACTTTTCTTTTTCTGTAGAAAGAGTAGTCCTATCTTGTCGTGAAACGCTGATTTGTTCTGTCAGATAAAGCCTTTCTGCATCAATTTCCGAGATGCGCTTTTCTAATGTTCGCAAGCCCATGCGCATTTTTACTATTTCAGAGTCTTTTTCTTCGTCTATAGATCGTAAACGCATGTCTCTTAAAGAATCTTTACCTTGTTCTAATTCAGACATAACAGTTTGATGAAGCGCTTCCTGCTCTCTAAGACGAAGCTTCATTTCTGAATTATTAAGCTTAAATTCTTGCTCTTGCTCTAAAATCTGACCATAGCGCTGTAGCTTTTCTTCCAAACCCTTATCAATTAACTTTTCAAGATTGTTCCGGACTGCTCTTAGCTCTTTCCTGACAGATGAAACGCTTTCTTTCTGCCCAGCTAGTTCACTAGAGCTTTTATGCGCATCCTTGATGTACGGACACTTTGGAAATTGATCGCCACAAGGAACACGATCAAGTTTTTTTGCTAGCTTTGTTTTACTTTCTAGTCTCTGGAGCTGTAGACTTAAGTCCGCTTCGAGGGCATCAACTTGTCTTATCAACGCCGCTTGCGTTTCCGCTTCATCCCTTAACTCTTCTACGGGAAATTGCTCACGAATTATAGCAATCTTCTCTATTTTTTTTCCGATTGATTGCATCTCACCAGAGGTACCTAAAATTTCATTAGCTAAAATAGTCTTTTTCTTTTCTAGCCCTTGAAGATGATTAACTTGCTCGTTTATTTCGGCTC